GGAGCTGGCCGTCGCGCTGGCAGCGGTGCCAGTCACGTCAGGGTCGGTGAAGATGACGACTGCCCCGCCCTGCGCCGTCACCGTGCAGTTGTCGCCCAGCACTAGGCCAGGAGTGACCAAGTGGACGCCCGGAGGGAAATGCAGCGCCGCTCCAGCCGCGACGCTCGTTTGCGCCACGTAAGCGGAGCTGCCGACAGGCAGGGCTGCTTGCGGCAGGCTGACGAACAGATTGAGCGGGTTGCGCCGGTCGCCGTTGACCTCGATGCGCAGCCGCCGGTTGCTCGGCACCACGAGGCGCAGCTGGCCGTCGACGATGGTCTGCGTGACGCCAACGTCGCGTGGGTAGACCTGAGCCTCGAAGATCGGGCCGTCGATCAGGTTGATGCGCACGTCGGCCGGCTCGTCGGCCCCGATCGTGATCCAGTCGCACTGGACTTCCTGACCGATGTCCCAGACCTCGTTCTCGCCCTGCGCCGTGAACGATTGCCCGTAGACGAAGCCGCTCGTCTGCGCTCCTGACACAGCCGCAGCCGTGACCAGGTACTTCTGGCTGCGCAAGCTGTCGAGGCCGGGGCTGGCGTAGATGGTGACGGTCATGGCGACGGCAGAGCTGCTGGGGTGAGTGTGTGACCCTGCCGCACGCCCCTAGGACGCGCAGCAGGGTCGGGCGCCGATCAGATCGGGGCGATCCACGCGCCGACGAGCTGCAGGTTCGCCGTGCCTGCGGAGTAGGTCGCAACCACCTGCAGACGGATGAACCGCTTGGTGTTCTGCGTCGGGCCTGCGCTGCCGACGCTCACGTTGTCCACGTAGAACACTTCGCGCCCGTTCGCCGGCGTGGCGAACTCGTTGCCGGTCTGCGCGGCCGACCCCAGGATCAGCACGCCGAGGCGCGTTGCTCCAGTCGTGAACGCCGCGTCGTCTGCGCCCTGGATGATGACCTGGTAGGTGCCGGTGATGCCCGTGTCGATCCCGTTCCAGTCGACCACGACGGCGAACCGCGCGTAGGGCGCGGTCGACGACGTGTTGACGTTGAACGCCGGGGCCACTTGGCCCAAGTCGATGCTGCTGACGGTGCCGTTCGTGGCGGTGCCGGTCGCAGCTGTGTGCGACAGCGCTGCCGTGAGTCGGCTACCCTCTTCGAGGGCGAAGTTGTGGCATTGATGGACCATGCGTCACTTCTGCGGCTTGGTCAGCCACGCCTCGTAGTTCATGCCCGTAGCGACCGTGCCCGCCACGACCGTGCGGATGCGAGCGTAGCGCAGCGGGACGACGGTGTTGCCGTCCGTCCCGCTGGTGATCGCCACGTTGCTGCCGCTCAGGACGAGCAGGCCCGACGGCGGGGTGTCCGTCGCGTCGCCGCTGACCGTGCTGTCGCCGAAGCTGGTCTTGACCAGCTCGTAGACGCCCGACCCGAACGACGCGCTGTTGCTGCCTTGGACGATGATGTCGTAGCGCTCGTTGCCGTCTGCGACTTCGCAGGCCGTCCACGTGATGACCACGTCGAAGGCCGCGAAGCCCGGACCGAGGTCCACGATGTCGCTGCCGTCCGCAGTGGCGCCGACCAAGCCCGCGGCCTTGAGCCGGCCGGTGGCGTCGATGAGGTGGTTGAAGTTCTGGTGTGCCATGTGGTGATCCTCCTTGGATCAGGCGACGGCCGTGAGATCGGCGATGGTGTGGAGACGCGCCACGCAGCGCGGGTGGATGTCGATGACGTTGCAGTACCACTCGACGCGGGTGCGGAAGACCGGCTTGCTGTTCTGCTCGCCGAGGTCGCGCACGTCGATGCCGCCGTTCTGGATCATCTGCAGACCCATGTCCGAGCAGGACATCACGTAGATCGACGCGCGGTTGCTGCTCGCGCCCTCGTTGTAGCCGAGCTGCTGCAGGTTGGCCGCGGTACCCAGAACGTCGGCCTCGATGATCGGCAGACCCGCGTAGGTCGTCACCAAGCGGCCGAACTCGTCGCGCGAAGTGGCCAACGACGCCGAGTTGCGCATGAAGGCCACGATGTTCACCTTCTGCTTCTTGGGCATCAGGATGTGCGTCGGGTTGTCGACCGCCTGAATGGCGGAGTCCAGGTCCTTCATCGACAGCGCATCACTGGCGCCCGTGTTGGCGATGATCTGGTCGGCGTTCTCGCCGGCGTCCTGAATGGCGTTGCCGCCGAAGCCGCCGCCGTAGCGGACCTGCAGGCCGTCGAAGCCGTTGATGTTGGCCGTCGCGCCGCCGGAAGCGGTCGTGCTGCCCTTGATGATCTGCTGCGCGATGGTCTGGCCGAGGAGCTTGGCCTTCATCGTCTCGTGAGCCGACCGCACTTCCGGGCCGTGCGTCTGGACGAGGTAGCGGTCCACGTCGAGGTCACCGCCGATGATCTTCAGCGGGACCGAGCGGGTTTCGACCGTGCCAGCGGCCTCGGTGTACTGGCCGTTGACGGCCCGGAACTCGACGCTGCCCATGTTGGCCTCGCGCGTCCACGCGAAGCTGTTGCCCTGCACGTTGGTCATGACCATCGCGCCGAGGAGCGGAACCTCCGCGAACGTCTGGAGGATGCCGGCCTTCTTGAACTCGCCGTTGTTCTGCGCGATCAGCGCAGACTGATACAGACTGACTGCCATTGGTGTTTCGTGTTGCGGTTGTTAGCCCGCAACGGAACACCAAATGCCGACAGCCCAGAGCTAGCGCGGGTCCGTGTTTGCACGGTTCAGCAGTTCCCTTGCGGGCAGAAGTGTCTGCCCTGGGTTCGCTGCGCGACCGGCACCGCCAGTCTGCGAGCCGCCACCGGATCCCCCGGTGCCTTGTGCCACGAACAAGCCGCGCGTCGAAGGTGCTTCCCGCATCTCCGTGATCAGCTCGTCGAATCCCATCGGGTCGCTTGATCCCGACTTCTTCGTGACGCGAGGCTTCCCGCCCGCGTCAACGATGGAATGCTTGAGGTTGCCATCCGCGTCCTCGTCGACGCGGATGTACTGCTTGGCCAGCGTCAGGATCGCGTCCATCGACTGCGACCCGCCGAGCTTGGCCACGACCGGGGCGAGTTCGCCCGCCACCATGCGCTCGCGCAGCGCGGCCGTCCGGGCCGTCAGCTTGCCTTCGAGCTTGGCGCGCTCCTCGGCCATCTTCGCGTTCACGGCGGCCTTGTAGTCGTCGATCTCCTTGCTGCCCTTGAGCTGGCCGGCCTGGAGCTTCTCCAGTGCCTCGCGCGCCTCGGAGGCCTTGGCCGGGTCGATGCCGTCGTAGGCCTTGACTGCGGCCTTGGCCGCGTCCCGCTCGCTGCGCGCCTCGGTCAGCGCCCGCTTCAGCCCGCCCACGTCCTCGACGCCCCAGCCTTCCTTGAGCGCCTCGACGACGAACTTGTCGCCGTTCTGCTTGGCGGCGTCGCGGAGACCCTCGGGCAGGTCAGTCAGGCTGTCGGCGATGATGCGGAACGGCATAGTGCCTTGGGGTGTATATCGGCAGGCGCACCGGCGCTAGGGGGTCGTCAGTTCGCGGATGCCTCGTCCGCCATCTGCGCGATGCGCTTGGCCACCGCCGCGCCGAGGTCGCGCACCGTGTCCGAGGCGTAGCCCGTGGCGTAGATGACTGTCGCCTCGACGCCGTTGGGCGCCGTCCCTCCGGCGACGGCGATCGACAGCCCCTTGCGGGTCATGTACGCGACCAGGTCGCCGGCGCGCGCCATCATGGCCTGAGTCAGGTCGGGGTCACTGTGCGGCTTCATGCGTCCTCGGGGTCAGGGATGCGGTCGAGCTGGCGCAGGCGGTCGATCGACAGCGGCTGCAGGTCCTTGCCGACCATCTGGGCGAAGGTCAGGTCGCCGGCACGCCACGCCGCGGCGCGCGTCGGGCCGAGCATCTCGTCCTGAACGCTGCGCGGCTGACCTTCCAGCCAATCGGGGAAGGTCGTCGAGGCCGGCACCGGCCCGTCCACGCTGGCGCGGTTGCCGACCTCGCGGCCGGTCCAAGGGACAATGCTGCTGCGGCAGTTCGGGTGCAAGGGAGGCATCGGACCCTTGCCCATCTCGAACACCTTGCCATCGTTGGCCGCGCAAATGATGGAGGTCTTGGAGTCGAGCGTGGCGACGAACTGGTACTGCTCCACGCCGAGGTCGGCGAACGTCTCGGCGCGGGTCGTGGCGCTGGCATGAGCCGCCGCCGTGCGCACCATGGCCCGGAGCTGGTCGACGTTGGAGCCGCTCAGCAGGCCGTCCTCGAAGTCGCCGGCGCGGGTGCCGCGCAGGGTGCGCACGATCTCGTCCGTGGTCAGCCCGCGCTGCACGCCGGTCTGGACGGCGAAGCGCACGTTGTCCACGGCCCCGTTGTCGCCGCCCACCAGCGAGCCGAACCACTCCTCAGTGGTCGCGCCGAGGTAGGGCCGCTGCTCGACGGCGGCCTCGATGCGCGGCAGGCTGACCGGCCGCGCCGTCTCGATGCGCAGCACCTTGCGGGCGCTCTCCTGCACCCAATCGGCCTCCTGCTTGACGAGCTGGCCGAGGTTCGCCCTGGCCTGGTCCTGCACCCGCCGCATGCCCTGCCGCACCAGCGCCTCGGCCTCGGCGATCAGCCGGCGCAGCTCGGGCGTCGTGGCGATCGTCACGTCCTGGCCTCGGCGCTCGAACGTCGCCATGCCGGCGGCGACGCGCTCCACGACGGGGCGCACGACAGTGCGACGGAACTCCTCGGCGGCGTCGTCCTGGATGCCCCTGACGGCCCGCGCGACGAGGATCTCGTGCCGGTAGAACCGTTGGAGCCACGTGTCCGCATGCTGCCGCAGCGCGGCTCGTAGGCGTTCCTTGACCCCAGGCGGCAGGCGGGAGCTGGTCACGGCTCGATCACGTCGTGGGTGAGCGGGCAGCGGCGCAGAAGCCACGCCGCCCGCGCCCGTTCGAAGGTGCGCAGGACGCCGGTGGACGCGCCGCAGATGTCGCACTTGGCCAGGTAGCCCGTGTGGATCATGCCGCCTTCCTTGAGCGGGTCGTAGGTCTTGAACATGTAGCCCGTGCCGCCGCAGCGGCAGGCCTGGTTGAGCTTGCCGTCGCCGATCACGTCTCGGCCTCGGCTTCGTCCTCAGCCTCCTCGGCTTCGTCCTCCTCGTCCTCCG